ATAAAGAAAATTTGTAAAAAAGGTAGATTTTTGTTTTTTTATCATATATTTTGATAAAAATCTACCTTTTTTACAAATTAAAATATCATATAATATTATAATGATAACCATTGAAGAACAGATGAGAGATGATGCACTTAAATTTATTAAATTAATAAATAAATTGTTGGATAATCATCATAAAAACTTAAAAGTAAAAAAAAGACATTATACTAAAAAAAACAAGTAAAATTTGTAAAAAAGGTAGATTTTATGCATTTTATCATATATTTTGATTAAAATCTCCCTTTTTTACAAATTATTAAATATTTAATATAAATTAAAATCTAATTTATATTATATATGTCAAACCCGAAAGATTGTTTAAGAGAAGAGATAGCACAACAGATAAAAAATAAATTTCCTGATGCAAAAGAAAGGAAGAAATTAAAAATAAAACTTAGTGGTTCTAAAGCAGAATTAACTAAAATTATTGAAGAACAAAAAGTTCCTTTATTATGCTTACCAAAAGCAATGAGACCAAAAAAACCAAAAAGAACTCCAGCAAATGCCATTATATTATATGAAAAAAATGATGAAGGAGAAAATAAAAGTGTTAGATTTAATAAAATAAAACCTGATGATTTTCAACCTTTTGATATGGAAACTGATTGTATGATTAGAGGGATGAAAAGTTTAATGGCACATCAACGAAAATTTAGTGAAAGTTTTTTTAATTCAAATTATCACGGTGCCCTTGCTATTCACGGTGTAGGAAGTGGTAAAACTTTATCAGCAGTTGTTATTTCCAATTGTTATTTAGATTTATATCCAACTAAAAAAGTTGTTTTTATTGCTCCATCAGCATTACTTGCTAACTTTCAAAAAGAATTATATTATTTTTATTCAAAATCAATATTTAAAGCTGATGAATTGCCATATAATCCATTAACTGACCCTAGATATTCATTTTTCTCATATGAAAAATATACAAGAAGTCCTATGGATTGTATTGATGGTTTAATGATTGTTGATGAATGCCATAATATGAGAAGTAGAATGAATGTTGAAGAAACAACAATGTATGATGCAGATGGTAAAGAGGTTAAGGTTCAAGCATCAAAATCAAATATTAGAGGTTTTAAGATTCTTCAACATTGTGCTAAAAGAGCAGATAAAGTTTTATTATTAACAGGAACACCATTAATTAATACACCATCAGATATTGAAAATATGATGGCATTTATTGATGGAAGAGACCCAGAATATGACAATGTTGTTTATCGTAATGAATTATTACAATCAATTAAAAGACAAAAAGAAATAAAACCAGATGATGAAAAGAAAGATGAAAAGAAAATTACAATTACAACAGTTAAGAAACCAAAACTTCAATTTAATAAAACAAAAGTAAATATTTTACAAAGTGAAGTCTTCAAAAAATATGTTGATTATTTTGGTTATAAAATATCATTCTTTATTCCATCAGAACAATGGAAAAAAGACAACTTTCCAAGAAGAAGAGATAATTATGTATTTTTTAATTTGAATACAGAACAAGAAAAGAAATATGCTAAAGCAAAAGCAGATTTAAGCGGTTATTTTGGATATAATCCTGATGAAGATGAAGAAAAAGAGAGAGGAAAAAATGAAAATTTTTCTAAATTTCCTCTTTTACAAGGTGGGGCAGGTGATAAAGACCCATTAGAAAGTTTTTTTACAGGTGAAAGACGACTTGCAAATGTTATGGATATGAGTTTAAAAATTGATTGGATTGTAAATTTAGTAAAAAGTAGTAAAACTGATAAATCATTAATTTATTCAAATTATTTAGATACAGGAGCAAAAGCAATTACGGATGAATTAAAAAGTAAAGGTTTTAAAGAAGGTAAAGATTATGCTTTTATTAATTCAACAATAAACAGAAGTGATAGAGATAAATTTCAAAATGCTTATAATAATGATGAACTAAGATTAATCTTTTTATCTCGTGCAGGTGCCGAAGGTTTAAGTTTTTTGAAAACAAAAAATGTAATTTTATTAGAACCTAATTGGAATCAATCAATTGTAGAGCAAATTGTTGCACGTGGTATTCGTGCAGGTTCTCATAAAATGGTAGATGAAAAAGATAGATATGTTAATGCATACTATTTAAATATGGGAGTTGAAGAAGCAAGCAGAACCGCAGTAATGGAGTTAATATGGGGTAATAAAAAATATATTGATATTGGTGATTTAAATGAAACAAAAGATGGTAGATTATATGATATTTTTTATAATTATTCAACAGGACAAAGTAATAAAACATATTATACAAAGGAACAAATAGAAGATAATACAAAATTTATTTTTGTTAAAAATGGAAAGCAACATATTCTAACAACTGATGATATTGATAATATAATAGATAGTCATAAAGAAATAGAAAAAGAAGGAACCGCACCTTATTCAGTAGTTAATTATGAAAATTCACAACAATTATATGATAAAAATGGTAAATTAATACCATCAAAAGATATAGTAAAAAAAGTAGTTCCTGTTGATTTAAAAATATTAGAATTATCAATTTATAAACAATCACAAATTGATGATATGATGGATTTATTAGATAAAGTTCCACATATTGAAGATTTTGTTAATAATGATATTGAAGATTTAAATAAACAAATTAAAGAATATGAAGACCAAGCAAAATCAGAAATGCCTTATAAAATGAAATTAGAATTACGAAGAGAAATATATGGAAAACTTGCAAAACAACAAATTAAGAAAGTTGAAGATAATATTCGTAAATTTTGGGCGAGAGTTGATAACGAGATTAAGAAAAGAAAAGATATTACAAAAGAATTACAACAATTATATAATTTCATCCCGACACCAGTTTCAGTAATAGATAAGATGATACAAAAATCAGGTATTCTCACAAATATAGGAAGTTTGAATGTTCTAGAACCAACAGCAGGAATAGGGCATATTGTAGCGCAATTATTTGATAAATCAGTTGGTAGAGAAAGTAAAAATTTAAATTTATTTATTGATATGTGTGAATTTCTACCAGCAAATAGAACAAGTTTAAAAGATATATTTAGTGATAATCCAAATATTAGATTGTTTGATGAACCCGATTTTATGAGTTTAGATACATCAACAGCATACGATTATATTTTTATGAATCCACCTTTTACAATAAAACAACAAAATAAAACATTATATGCAGTTGATTTCATAACTAAAGCATATAAAAATTTAAAAGAAGGCGGAAAATTAGTTGCTATTCTACCACCATTTGATTTTAAGCAGAATAAACCATTTTCAACATTTAAGGAATTTATTAAAGATAAAATAATACATACTGAAGATTTAGGAGATATATTTAAAGATGATAAAGAAGGTGCCCTTGTTTATACAACAGGAATTCAAACAGTTTTAATAATTCTTCAAAAACCAGTTAGTTCATTATTTGGAAATCTTCAAGAAGAAAAAGAAGAAGGTTTTGTTGATAGACTTGCTGAATTAGGAAAAATGGGAGTTGTTGATTATTCTTCATCAAGCACAACTAGTGATTTATTACAATTATATTTCTTAGAAAAATATAAATCAAAATGTGCTATAAGTAGTTATTATGATAAGGAAAAATTTGATAAATCAGCATTATATAAGGATAAATTAATGAATGGTATTGATACTGATTTTTTAACACCTAAAAATTCTGAATTTATAGGTAAGCAATTACAACGATGTATAAAAATTGGAGAAAAAACAATTGTTATACCATTAAGTATTCCTAGACATAAAAATTTATTAATTTATAGACCAGATTTAAAAGAAGTTTATAGATTTGAACCTCACGGAGCATATACAAGTTCTAATGAAAAATCAACAGAAACATATAATAAAAAAATTGATAAATTCTTTCAATCTATGAAAAAATATATTGGTGATGTTAAATTTTATTCACCTTTAGAAATATGCCCTCGTATTGATGGAAAAAGCGTTAAAGGTTTTCAAAGTATGGAAAATAGTTGGTTATATAAACAAGATAAAACAACACAAAAGAAATTAAAAAAAATTGAATCTGGTGGATTTTGTCAATTATGGTCTTGGTTTTTTGCTGAGATGGTTTTATTAAATCCTAAATTATCAATAAAAGAAGTATATGAAAAAGCATATAATCTTATAGGAAAAGAACCTGAAAGATTTAGACAAGTTATAAGAGGTTTTCATCGTAATATTGATAATGAATTAGAAAAACTTAAAAATTCTTTATTAACTCTCAAAGGAACTAAACTTAAACCACAATGGAAAGACATCATTATTTTATATACTGATGAAATAATGAAGAAACAAAAAGTAATGGAAACTATGGCAGGTTTTGGGAAAGACACAGTTATTTATCCTTATATTAATGATGGTAGGGAAAATATGGAAGGTTTTTTATCAGGTTCAGGCATATTTGATTGGGTAAGTGAAAAAGCAAGTAATGCTTATGATTATGTTAAACAAAAATATCAAGATGTAAAAAAAGAAATTGCTGATAAAGGTAGTGCAGTGTTAACAAGAACAAACTATGTTGGCCCGTGGAATCGTTTAGACGATGAATACCTACGGACACATCCACCCGTAGATATTATTGATGAAGGTGCGATGAAACACGACCTAGAATATTCAAGAATTGCAAAATTACGAGATGAGGGAAAGATTGGTGCTATAGAAGCAGATAAACTAATTAGAGATTCAGATATAGCATTTTTAGATAATATTAGGGATAATTGGAAAGTGAACCCGTGGGCTTCAGCTTTAGGCTACGCTGGAATTAGAAATAAAAATTTATTAGAAGATTACGTCGGATTAGATAAAAATTTATTTGTAGGTCAAGGGAAAGATTACCCTTTACACGCAGTTATATTTAAGAAACCTTATGATTTAGATAAAGCAAAACAAGAAGCTAAAAAAATTATTAATGATGACAAAAAGAATTTTTATAGAGAAACTGAAACTAGTTATAGATTTAGAGCAATTCCAAAAACTAAATTTGAAAAGAAAAGTTTTAGAACTAAAAAAATTAATAAAAATATTAGTCTAATATTCGGAAAATTAAAGTAGATTAATACTTAAATTATATTATTATTTTTATTTTATACTTAAAAATTAATTTCTAAGTATAATATATATGCCTTTTGAAACAATTCATTTTGAGTCTGTAGATAAGACTCTTATTATTAGTGATTATCTTTTAATTTATCAATATACTGAAATTTGTTATCATAAAAATAGAATAATGTTAAGACATCATTATATTAATATGGATTCGGGACTAAAAGAAATTAAAATAGAAATATTTAATAAAGTATTATAATACTCAACTGTAAAAAAAGTAGATTTTCTCTAAAATCATATACTTTTTGATAAAAATCTCCCTTTTTTACAAATTATTAATTTCTAATTTTATTATATAATATGCCTTATATAATAAAACCTGTTAATAATGGTTATAAAGTATGTAAAAGAGATGAGCCTAATAAATGTTTTTCTAATAAACCTTTACCAAAAGAACGAGCAATAAAACAAGAGAAAGCTATTATATTATCAGAATTAAAAGGTGGAACACATAGACTAAATTTTATTAAAAAATATAAATTAGATGATAAACCATATTCACTAAATGAATTATCTAAAATATCTTTTGTTCCATTAGATATATTACAAGAAGTTTATAATAGAGGTATTGGAGCATATAAAACTAATTTACAAAGTGTTAGACTTAAAAACTCATATGTTAAAAATATTGATGCCCCACCATCACAAAAACTAAGTAAAGAACAATGGGCGATGGCTAGAGTATACAGTTTCTTAGATGGAAACCCAAAACACGATAACGATTTAAGAGCAAATTTAAAAGGTGGAAGCTTATATGATATTGATGAAGATTTATATATGGCAATTGCTAAAATTAAAGCAGAACATACTGGATATAATCCCGATTTATTAGAATGGGCTGATGATGATATCCATAAATTAAAATACAATGGTGTTAAATTTGGTAGAAAAGGTTATGGCGATTTCATCATATATGCTATTAAAGCAAATAACGGAGAAATCACTAAAGAAGAAGCTTTAAAGCATCGTAAAAATTACCTAGCAAGAGCAACCAAAATAAAAGGTAAATGGAAAGACAATAAAGAAAGCCCTAATAATCTTGCTATATCTATTCTTTGGTAAGTATTTTTATACTCAATATATTACTGTAAAAAAGGGAGATTTTTATCAAAATATATATGATTTCTAAGAAAATCTACCTTTTTTACAGTTGAGTATAATGATACTTTAATTTATATTTTACTAATAAATTTAGATACAATCACATCATATGGAATTTTAAATTTATCTTTTATGTGTTTCATCAGTTGATAATATTCATTTAAGTTTCTATTATATTTAACTAAATTTAATATTCTAAAACAGCAATGTCTTCCACAAGTATTTATTTTATCCGATGCTTCACTTTGATAGTCTATTGGATTATAAATAACTTTCTTTTCTTTATTCAATAAATTTGTTAAAATAGCGTGTCCTTGTCCTAATTGTTTATTTGTTTGGCAATCTTCCCATTTTAAAATTTCTTTGTCTTTATTTCCATAAGGGTCAAAGAATTCATATAGTTCATCATATTTAGATATACAACACCAATGCCCGTTATTTGGTGATGACTGATACAACACAAAACAATAGTCTAATGGTTCAGTTAGTAAATCATCAATATCATTATATTTTCCTAATTCTGAATATTTTAATATTTTAGCATCTGGAAAATAATGATGTATATCATCATCACCCATAGGCGTTTCTATTATTTCTTCTAATTTATTATAACCCCCTTTTAAGATTGGTTGTTTATTTCCCATTAATATATATATTAATATAGAAAATATATTAATATAAATAAAATCATTTAATTTTCATCATCAGAAAAATCAATTCCATAATCTAAATCGTATATTACTCTTTTAAATTTTTGTGCTGGTTTTTCATCATCAATAAATTCAAATACTTTTTTATCTGCTTCTTCCTTTTCTTTCTTTTCTTTTGCTTTATTATCTTTAATCATAATTTCTAATGCTTCTAAAGTTTCCAAATATTCACCAATGTGATATGATGATTTTTTGCCGTGATATGAAATACCGATTGCTTCACATCCTAATTTACTATTCAATAATTTTGATACTTTTTGATTTACACATTTTAGTCCTGCTTCATTAACTGCGTAGTTTTCTCTAATCCACATATTAGTTGATTCTGATAGTTTCATATTATTAGGGTCTAATTTACTTAAAAGTTCTACGTTATTATCTGCTTTAATCTTTTTGATTAAATCACAGTTGATATTTTTAAAATAATTATCTAATTTCATATTCCATACAAACTCACGATTAACCATATCTAAATGTCTAAATTTAATATCAAAATAATATTTTTGAACTTGAAATTTTTCAATCATTGATGCTTCCATTTTATAGATTTTTTCAATTTCTAATTTTTCACATTGTAAACTATCAATTTCTTCAAGTGATTTATAAGGAACTAATATTTTGCATTCTCTTGCTTCAGTAGAATTTTTTATTCTAAGATTTTCACGAATACTATTACATTGGTAATTTGTTAAAGAACAAAATTTAAGAAATGTTGTTTCAAAATCGCTTTGTCTTTCTAGAAATACATTATTGATTAAATTCTTGTATACAATATCATCAGTTTTAATATATTTTGCATTTTTATCAACAATATCCTTATTAGTTGTATCAAAGAAATAGATATCCATTACATTTTCATTAGGTTTTCTAATTCTCATTGATGATTGAATAACATCTCTAATATTATTAACCGTTCCAGATATCATAAGATATACTTTATCAAATTTAGAACCTTCATAATTTACACCAACTGTAATAGATGATGTTGTTAGAATACAATCATATTTTTCCCATTCTTGTTGAACGTCATATAATGTTTTTCTATTAACATCGCACATATCGCCGTGATAAACCATAATTTTTGGTTTTCCTTGACATCTCATAATAAGAAGATTTCTTAACTCTTCAATATTATGTTTTTTTGAACTTTTGAAAGCGTGAAATATATATAATTTTTTACCATTATTTAAATCATTAACAATACTACTTATTGTTGCGTCATAATGTAAATGTTGGTTTAAAATCTTTTGTTTTGGTTTTGCATCTGATGAATATGTAATAATATCATTTACTTTCATATCATTCATAAAATTAATTGTTTTCGTTGTTGTAAAAGCATCTAATAAGATTACTTTTTTAGAATTATTAATAAGTTCTTTAAAATTAGACCAGTTCTTATCAATATTATCTCCGTGAGTTGCAGAATCCCAATTACATAATAAGGTTTCAATTTCATCAACAATAACTACATCAAATTTACTAGTATCTTCTAATTTGTGTAATGATTCGCAACTAATCATTAGTTTATCATATTTATTGATATTATCAGTTTGTTTTTTGCCTCCTTCTTTTTTGTAATTATATACATCCATTTTTTTGTCTTCAAATCTTTGGTATGTATTCATTACTAATGAAATTCTTGGAGTTAACCATACAAAACTTTTATTAGTTTTTTGTAAATATTCAACTGTCATTGATGTTTTACCACCACCCATACCAATATTAAAAATTACGCATTTGTGAGGAGTTTCAAAATGTTTCATTTCTAATAATTTATCAATCTTAACTGATGGAATATTGAATGAATCAATAAATGATGCGGTATTTAATGTTTTCAAATCCTTCTTAATAATATTTAATTGTGGATAGAAAAATGATAATACTTTAATCATTCCTGATTTAGTCATTTTATATTCTTGTTTACTGATGGTTTCAAAATGTTTAATCCATTTATTGCGTCTTTCTTCTGAATCATCTTTTTGTTTCGTCCAATTCCAAAAATCATCAAATGTCAAACCATTCCAATAACAAAATAAAGCAACTTTCCAAGTGTAAGAATGAGATAATGTTTTATTAGATGGTGCCATCATTAATAATTTCTTGCTATCTTCTAAATCCGCCGTTGTAAAATCAGCAGGAACAACTAAGTTTTTAATACTATCATCAACAACTACTAAATCCTTAATATTAATTTCTTCAGTGTATGTATCTTCATTGTCCTTAAGATATTGAAGAGGAAGTTCATTTCCAGTAAAAAAACTATTAATAAAATGATGTTCTTTGTTGGTATCTCTAATAATCATTTGTTGTTGTCTTTCGGGTTTAGATTGGAAGATGCATTTCATCGCTCTATTTTTAGAATAAACAAGAGTGTCAAAATATTCACAATCAATCATTTTAATTTTTTGAACTAATTTTTTCATTTCTTCTAATTCATTAATATCTTTAATAATCATATTAGGGATTGTAATATGATATGATTTTTTAGTTGCTTCTTCTGAACCACTAATTGCTAGTTCAACATCACCAAAATATTTATAAATTATCATAATAACATCATCTAATTGTAATTTTTCAGGTTCATCACAATCAATATCAAAATAAACTTTCTTAGGATATGATGCTAGAACTTCACAAATAAAACCATTATTATTTTCAATCAAATCAATAATATTGTCTTCTTTTAATATAGTCCATCCGTGCCCGTATTTTGGATGAACCATTTTAAATAATCGTTCTTTGTTGATGGTTTGCATCTTCTCAATTAGAGTCTTTTGATTACCTTCACCAAAACCCCATTTAACGTTAAAAACTTTTCTTGAATTTTCCATTTACTATATATATATATTAGATATTATTTTTTTAAGTAATTTAATACTCAAATTAATATTTAAAGAATTTTAATTTTCTATACATTTTTTTAAAGTTTTTATAAAATTTAAAAAAACTAGATGTTTTTATCCAGAAAAAGAAATTTTCTTTAAATGGTATATTTATTCAATATTTATAGGTTTAGGATTTTAGGGGGGTTATTACTTTGCATTTGTAATGCTTTCTGATGCTTTTTAGTTGTGATATGATGATGTTTATTAAATATACTATATGAACCATAACAAATAGGACAATCTATTTTAGGGTCATTGCGATGTTTATTAATATAGGTTTTGTAGTAGTCTTTATTTTTGTTTTCTTGGTTTTCCATTTTACTATATAATATATATTAGATATTTTTTTAAGTCATAATATACTTAAAATATATCTAAAGGTTTTTTCTTTAGAAATTCTTTTTATTTAAAATCAACAATTATTTTATTATCATCTTTTTTCTTATTTGTTTTGCTCTTTTTCTTTGATACTATCATATCATCTTCTGAATTTAATTGTGATTCATCTTTTATATAATCTTGTATTGCTGTTTGTAATGTGTGCCCCATCTCTTTTGCATCTTCTCCCATTTCTTTTATTACTTCTCCATATTTAGAACTTTGTCGTGAATGTCTAAGCATTGATGAACCGACATTTTTCCCGAATACTTTATTTAAAATTCTTGTAATACTATTTACTGTAGAAAATGGTGATGAATTCCAATATACTAAAAAGGGTTCATTAGTTGTTTTCTTCATTTTACCTTTAATAATTGGATGATGTTTTAGATACATATTAATTACATCTTTTAACGGTTCATTAAAATTAATTTCTTGTTGTCCTTCTTTCTTTGCTGTTTTATATACGTTAAAAACAAACTTATTGTTTGAATAATCCAAGTAATTTTTATCATCTGGTAGTTTTTCATTAAATTTATATACAATATTCATAGTCATATAATCTTTATTTCGTCTTGGTTTTGCATAATAATATAATGATAAAACCATATATGATAATAATATATTATATTGTGTTTCATTAATAATTTTATTACTAACAAATTTATCAACTTTCTCTTTTAATTCATTAATCTTTTCTTCTACTGCATCCCATTTAACCCAATTTTCTTTTTGTTCTTCTGTCATTTCTCCTTGTGGTTTTGCTTTAATTTCTTTGTTTTTTGATATCATTAAATTATAATAAGCATCAGCCATTTTACCAATCTTTTTATTATCTTTCATAGTATTCAATCCCGATACAATAGATATATAATATCCTCGTTGTGTATTTGGTTTATAATTTTCTAATTTCTTTACAATATTATCAGTATTTTCTAAAAATTTAAAGTTCTTAAATGGTAAATCATCATTGAGTTTTTGAAGATTTCTAATATAGAGAGTAATTGAAGAAGGTGATAAACCTTTTTCTGTCATTTTACTTTTTAAAGTTTCAATAAAATTATTATGTTCCATAAATATATATATTAACTTAGATATTTTTTTTTAGATATTTATTATATATTTATTATTATTCATCTTGAGATAATAACCATATTTCATTTTCTGTCATCATTACTTGTGGATAATTTTTAAAGATAGTAGCCCATCTACTTTTTGATTTCTTAGCTTTAATCATATCTAATTTATCTAGACCTACATATTGTTCTAATAAATATCTCAGTTGTCTTAAACTCCCAGAATGAGGAAAATATACAACTGCCGAACATTCGTTCAATACTCTTCTTGTGTCCTTTCCTGCTGTTGGTAAATGATTAGTAATTATACAACTAATTTTAAAATGACGTCCAATTTCTAAAACTTGATTTAAAACTGTATAAACTGCTTCTCTATGTTTTTTATTTCCTATAACATCAATATCATCAAAAATTACTAATGATTCTTCAAATAATGCTACATCAATTGGGTCAGATATTAGACTATCATCTATTTTAACTCTTTTTAAATTTATACTATCTAATGTTGTATCTTCTGATAATGCTGAAAACATATATATATCTCGTTTCTTAAATGCTTTCTTATATTCAATACAATAATTTTTTGTATAATGGCTCTTACCACTTCCACTCGCACCTGTTATATACAAAATTTCTCTTTCAGTCTCTGTATTTGGTATTTGTTGGAATTTACCATCAGCAATTTTTATATTTGTATAATCCTTAGTTATATTATCATCTGTTTTATCACTAACTGATATGATTTTATTTTTATATTTTCCTCCTTCAATCCTTGCTAAAGGACGACCAATCTTATCAATATTTAATGCCATATATATATATATTTAGATTTTTTTATAAATCTATAGAATTTATAAAAAATACTTAAATTTTGTAAAAAAGGTAGATTTTTATCAAAATATATATGATTTCTAAGAAAATCTACCTTTTTTACAATTTATTCTTTCCACAATTTATATTCTTTTAAAAAGTCTTTACCCGCTTTATTAATTGTTGTATCCATCATATTGATAACTGAATCTAGATTCTCATTATCATCAATTTGTAAATCAATTAAACCTACTTTTATTTTCTTATTTATATCATCAGTATTATGATGTTGTTTTAATAATTTAATCGCTTTTAGTTGTGATACTTGTTGGTATAATTTACCTATATTACTATTAAAAAATTTAGTCATTATTACTAATAAAGGTATATTTTTTTGTTCTATTTTATATAAACTAAATAATCTTTTTACAACTTTATAATAATTACCTTCTTTATACAATTCTTTAATATCTTCTTTTAATTTATTTTGTATCTGTTTTACATCTACTAGTTTATTGAAACTATAAATAATAGATAATTCTTTAAAAATATTACTAATAAATATAACATAATCTATTTTTATAAAATCAACTTCTTTTAATGATTTATTCAACTTGAAATCATTAATTTTATAGAACTTCTCTTTTGTATCATCTTTATATTGAATTTTTATTTCAATTAAATACATATTTTCATTTTTTGTAGTATTATATAAAATATTTTTTATTTCTTTATTAACTGAACTTCTTGTTTCTTTACTTTCAATTAAACTAAATAAATCAATATCACTACTATATTCTTGTGATGCTAATCCACCACTTCCTAATAAATCAATATGATTATTTTTAAACTGTAATGATTTTATATAGTCTAATATATTAGAAGAAATATTTCTTTTTTCAAGTATATTCATATATATATTTATATAGATTTTTTATTATTGGATTCCTTTTCTATAGAAAAGTAGGTTATTAAAAACTTGTTTTTAATAATTTCCTTGAAATAAATAAGCATCATTTAATAAATCATTAAAAGGCATTGCTGGTTCTAATTTCTTAACTTTATTCATCTTCATTTTCTTCTTCTTTTTACCTTCACCAAAGAAACCAGCAAAACCAAAATCACCTTCATCTTCTTCTTCTGCTACTGGTGCTGGTAAATCTGGTGGTGGTAAAACTTCTAGTGCCTCATAAAATACATCATCATCTTCTTCTTCATCTCGTGCTTCCATCTCTAATAAAGTATTATTAACTTCTTCAAATAACTCTTCCATTTTATTTGATAAATCTAATATTATTTTAGATTTTGATATGTTTCTTGTTCCTTTTTTCATATAATGTCTATATAAATCTTTTAATTGTTCTAAACTATAATCTGGTATGTTATCTATTATTTCTCTTATTTGTGCTCTTGCATTTTGTAATCTTTGATATACTTCATCAAAATCTCCTTTTTCTTCTTCAGGATTTATATCTTCATCTTCTAGTAATACTACTGGTAAATCTTGAACTAAATCATTAATATTTTTAACTTTTGATACACTTGTAATAGGCGACCAATCATTACCATCAAATTTATTAGATAGTTCTTTAACTTGTGCTAAATCACTAAATTTATATTCTTCTGCAATGCTTAAAACTTGTGATACTAATGGTTTTAAGGAATCTAACAAACTATTTATTTTTTCAATATCTTTATTAGATATACTTCCTCTCATAATTATATTTTTTAAATAACTTACTGCTGTATTCCAAAATAAAACTATTTTTCCTGCATCTTGTCCTTCTTCAATCTCACCACTATTATATTCATCAATTGTTCTAATCAATTCATTTCTTAAATCTTCTAATAGTTTTGTAAGGGTATAAGCGGTTATTCTTTCAAATTTACTTTGAAATTTAATAGGATTATCAAATTGCTCTACTGCTTTCCCTTCATCTTTAACAACCCGAGACCATATATTTCTATCTGCTTCATCAAGTTCATTAAAGCGTTTTTGTTCTATATTTCTATAAATTTTAGGCATTATATATTATAAATTAGATTTTAATTTATAATATAATTTTTATGTTTTTGTAAAAAAGGTAGATTTTTATCAAAATATATATGATTTCTAAGAAAATCTACTTTTTTTACAGTTGAGTATTTTTATACTTTAGTTAATTTACATTTTATTTTTCTTCATCATTGCTTTTGCTTTTACCATTTCAGTAAATTTACGACGGGCTTCTAGTTGTTTTGCTGATGGTGCTTTTTTAGCTTTTCCACCACTTACACCTTCGCCCATATTAGCTTTTCCACCACTAGCACCTTCGCCCATCTTATTCTTTTTACCTAATCCAACAGCACCTCTTACAGTTCCAACAGCATCATTTATTTTATTTGCAATAGGTAATACAACAGAGTTAACAGTATTTGGTAAATTTTTAAAGAAATTTGTAAATGAATCCCACCAACTAGCACCCATCATTCTTTTAGAGTTTGCCTTACCATACTTACCAAGACCAATCCAACTTTTAACTTTATTAAAATCAAAACTTCCTAAATCTTTTTTAAATTCTTCCCAACCTTTACCAGACATCATAGTATGTTTCTTTAATGCCATAAAATCTTTTGGTTTTGCCATCCCTATCCAATCTTTGATTCGGTTAAAATCAAATTTATTTACATCATCTTTTAGTTCTTTAGTTCCTGAACCTTCTAACATTACTTCTTTCATAGGCACCAATCTATCTTTTTTTAGTTTCCAAGCTTCATCAGGACGGGCGATTTGATAAGCAGGATTTGCATTTGGTATAGGTTGCATATTTAAACCATTGCCCATTTTTGATTTACGCCCTCTTTTAGCTTTGGCTACTTTACCATAACCTAAAGCAGTTAAACCAGCACTTAATGGTAAAAGTCCTGTTGCAGTTGCAAGCGGTTTTATTAAATATTTACTTCCAGGTTCAAATACCATATTAAAACCTCTTTTGAAGTCTTCCCAAAATCCAGAACCAGTCATTATTTTTGTATTTGCTTTTCCATACTTTCCAAGACCTACCCAACTCTTAACTTTATTAAAATCAAAACTTCCTAAATCTTTTTTGAATTCTTCCCAACCTTTACCTTTTAATTTTAGATGCTTACCCAATCCAACCCAATCTTTGACACGATTGAAATCAAATTTATTTAAATCATCTTTTAATTCTTTAGTTCCTGAACCTTCCATACTATCATCACATAATTCAGGATTTTCTTTTTCCATAGTTTTTACACCGCCAGTATTATTTGTATTTGGTCTAAAATTTTTAACTTCAGCACTTCCTAATGATTTTTCAAAACCAGTATCCATTCTTGTCATTTTTCCAAATCCAGAACCACCACAGCAACCACAACCACCACGAAGAACATTTTGTATCATTCTATCATTAAATGAATCATTAAACTCAATAGGAGCAGAACTACTTCTACCCCCACTACTACCACTACCACGAAGAAATAGAGGCATCTCGTATTGTCTATCTAAATTTAAAATGTATCTTTCATCACTGCTTTGAACTTCTTCTGCTACTCTCTTATTATAAGGATTATCGTAAGGCATTTATATAATATAGTTTAGATTTAAATTATATTATATATTTTTTATTTGTAAAAAAAGTAGATTTTTATCAAATTATATGATAAAATGCATAAAATCTACCTTTTTTACAGTTTACTCTAAATAACTTTAGTTAATTTACAGTTTATACTAAATTAATATCTCTATAGGGTGGTGGTTTATATGAATATTAATTTATGCTTGAGGATTATAAAGAACCCAATTATAAACTGAGTTTTCAGTTGAGGCAGCAATACAACGAACAGAAAATGATGTATTAGCAACCTTAGCAGAAACGAAAGGTTGGCATAATGGAGCATTTGCACCAACAGTATTTAATGTTAATACAATTACTGAGGTTGCTAATACATCACCATCAGCAACAACTACAGGGGTAGCACCGTTTAATGTAAGTGTGCCAGATGAGACGGGGACATAACGAAGATTATCAATATACATTTTATTATATATAATATATTGTAGAAAAAAATATTATATATATTTTTATAAGTTTTTTTAATTATTTATTTTACCCTAAATAACTTTAGTTAATTTACATTAAACGATTTTGAAGACCGCCAGATTTACCATAACCTAAAGCACCTAAAACATCAGCACCTTTTTGTGCGTATTCATTATCTTTTCCTACGTGTTGTAATCCTTTCTTAAGATTAGATGCGGTTAGATGAGGTGAAATATATTTATTCCAAGCACTTTTCAAATCATCAAACCAACCACCACCAACGAGACGACGAACATCTGAACGTTTATATGGTTCCATCTTTCCCGCTTCCAAAACATCCGCCTTTGATAATAAAGCGGTATAAGTTTGTGATGTGCCACGTTCTGAAATAAAACATCCTGAATTCATTGTGATGAGGCATATTTCAGGAGTAATTGCACCGCCAGAGTTATTAGTGCAATTTACATTTACTTGCAATGAAAAATTTCCCAATGACCCTGGAGCATAGAACGATTCTGTGAGTTGAATATGACGTCCAAATTCTAAAACCAATAATGACCCAGTTGTATTAACAGATGCACCATTACCAGTAATAGCATTAGAACGTAATGCTTGACCTGAGAATTCATACCAAGATTGATTACTGCCAGACTCAACTGAAAATCTGTAGAGGTCTTGAATATTACTAGATGAAAGAATACCAGAAGAATTATTAAAATTGATTGATACTGTATTAATTTTAAAGAAACTATCAGTATCTTGATTTAATTGGGCGCTCATTGGTTTTCTTACAATAATAAATAATTTATCGGGTATTTGGTTAAGGGCAATTGTGTTGGATTGAATTGATTTTGTTTCGTTAGCAGCAAATGCAACGCCTGGAGATGACAAATAACGAGGTAATTCGTAATATGGAACTACATTGCGACTAGGCAATAAAAGATTTGAATGTGGAGTTAAGAACTGAAATGTTAATTTAGAACCTTGAAAACTTTGAACTGATACACCAGCATTTGCACCAACAGTAAGAAAATTTCTAGCAGTTCGCCATACACGAATTGCATCGGAAATATTCATTTGAATATTCATATTTTGGATGCCATAGAAACCTTGATTATTTGATTGTGGATTGCAGAAAATGAAAGGACTGAGTAATAATGGTTCAGAAACAGTAAATGCAATATAAACAGTTTTTAATGTAGCACCATCGCCTACAGTTTGCAATACAGTTGTATCAGGAAGACCACTAGCAAGTAAAGCACCACCAATTAATATAGGATGAGCGCCACGAGGGATTAAATCATTATCAGCAATATTGCTATAACTACCAAGAGGATTGTTATTAGCATTAACACCATCAGCATATGATTTATAAGTATCAAACATTACAGGAGTTAAACCATTATAACGTTGTAAATCACGTTTATCATTCATACGAACAATAGCACTTAAAACATCACGAATATTAGTGCTGACAGTATTGTTATTAATTGTTGCTGAAATTGTAGAGCATAACTGATGCAATGGAAAAGGCGCTAGAGCATCACTGCGTCCTACGTCCACCAAAAATTCGTTAATTCCGGGGGTTCCAACGAGTTTTAATACAACAGTTGAAGTCCACATTACCCTTCTATCAATAATGGTTTGTTCTGATGGGACTTGAATTGAATATGTATGAGACGATGTGCCTTGTGAAACAGCGTTAAAATCGGCGGTTGTGATGTTCTGACCTCCTTGAGAAACTGCATAATTAATTTCATTAGTGCAAGCGAGGCGGTCATCTAGAACAAATTGTTTCTTAAAATCTTGAGACATTTAGATATATATAATATAATATAGAAAAAATATTATATATATTTTTATTTATAAATTGTTAAATTGTTTTTTTCTAAACATTAATTTTATATTTGCATTTCCGACAATATATAACGGTCTTAAAACATTTAATTTATCTTTCCAATAAACTTGGATTTGTATAGCATTTACAGGATTATTTCCATTTAATGAAATTAATCTATATTCACCCTGAGGTGTATAATTTATAGATGGTTTATATTCAAAACCCTTATCTAATGGAACTTCTAAATCAGTTATAATATTTGAAATATTAGCATTATTAGCACTTGATGTCAATACACCTGAAACATATATTTTAGGAACACCTACTAAAGCAGGAGTCATTGGAATTAATGAACTAACAAAAACTATACTTTGTATAGGAGTCCATAATGGAATGGTTGGGAATTCTTGATAAAATTGTAAATAAATAACCCCGCCAATGGTAGTAGTATTATTATTTGTATATGTTGTTAATTGATAATTCTTTCCAGCAGTAATATTATTATAACCTAAATATGTGCTATTGAATGAACTAAATAAATTATACATTGGAGTATTAAAAAATATTTTAATAGGATTAGCAAGAGAAGAAGCATAAGCAGTTTGTGGAGCATTTAAGATGCATTGATATGAATATGGGTCAAATTCCATAAATGGAGCAGTTAATAATGGTAAAGCAACGAGAGCATTTAAACCAACAACAGCATTTGAAAAAGCACTATTAACTGATTCCATTACTTTTGTATATGACATACCATAATAATAAGATGTTGATAAATCTTGTGTGGTTGTTGGAGCAGCAGGAGTTGGAGCATTTAAATTAGATGGTGAAAATAATAAATATTCTTGATATTCAAATCCTAAATATTGTAATGTTATGGAGTAAACTGTCTTATTAACATTTGCTTGACCAGTCATAATTTGAGGTATCCAGACGGGGAGTGTTGGAGTTTCAACGTTGAATCTCACGACTGACATCAGATAATCATCTGGATTAGTTAAATATGGATTACTTCGTATTTCTTCAAATACCAATGGAACGGGGGGCGATGAACCATTATTATCTAAATTTTGTAATGCAAGGTCATAATATATGTGATTATCACCACTACCAAATAAAACACTTCTTAAACTTTGGGACATTTACTTAATATATATATAATAAATTAGATTTTAATTTTTATAAAGTTATTTATAATTTGTAAAAAAGGTAGATTTTTTGAGTTTTATCATATTATTTGATAAAAATCTACTAATTTTACAAATATAAGTCTAGATTTTTAATATTAAGTATCTTGATTATATATATAGTTTATTTATAGCACTTTACATAGAATAATCTATTAAAAATAACGTTATTTTTAATAGATTAATAGCATTAAATAACTATATATTAGATTTCTCTTAGATATTTACTGTAAATATCTTTATTAAATAAATAAAATCTAGATTTTCCATTATCGCCACCATATATAATTCTACTATAAGTCTTATTCATTATATTCTTCTTAATTGTGTTAGTTGGTATTATATATAGATTATGTTTAGTCTCATCTATTACTTCATAATATGCATAATGATTTGCTTTAGTTGTTGTAATTCCTGATGGTATATTATTACATTGAAATTCAATACATATATTATTAGTCTTCTTCATTAGTCTATCTGCTTTGACCTCAAAATATATTATTTTATTATCTATGTTGATTTCTACATCATACTCTTTAAAGTATCCTTCCATTATTTTAAAATCATCATAACCAAGATATTTAATAAATTCTTGTTCGTATTTATTTCCAAATTCTAAATCAGTTTTAAAAGTCATATATATTATACATTAGATTTTATTTTTGAAAAATCTAAACTATTTTATTGAGTTTTAAAATACTTAATTAAACTATATATTTTTTAAAAAAATAAAATCTAAATTAATATATATATGTCATTTAATCTTTCTAATAAAGTTAATAATTTAGCAAATTTAATTAATTCTACAATTCCAAGTTCTGGAGTTGTAGTTGCTACTAATCTTACAGCAACAACTGGAGCAATTACTAATCTAGCATCTACCGCAATATCATCTGCAACTTTAACGTGTGGAAATATTACCGGTTCATTAACATATAATTTAAACCCTGCTACAGGTATGTCGGTCAGTATTAGTGGAACAGCTATTGGTATCTCACTTGCAACCGCTAATGCAAATAATTTTTCAGTAGGTCAAAAGGTTGTCGTTCAAGGAAATGCTAACGCATATTTTAATGGTGTTGAATATACAATAACACAAATTAACTCAAGTTATATTCTTCAAACAAACAACCCTACATCAATTCCCGCCTTGGAAGTTGGAGGAGGTGGAACCGTTTCAGGTGGTATAATAACAACAAGAGATTTAACCGCTACAAATTTAAATGGTAAAATCAGTGTAGTGGGAGCAACGAATAACTCTGGAAATCTCGTTTTGTGTAATAATACAACATCAACAACTGGAAATTTTGATTTATTAACTGATTCAAATCAACATTTAAAATTTACAGCAACTAATAATGTTTTGACAGTTGGAGGTGCAACTAATGGGTCTATTGTAATTCCATCAACAAATGGTTTCATCACAGTCCCCGCAGTTAATGCATCATCTGGTATTAATACAAATTTAATAGCCTCAACTGGTTCTAATACAATAAGACTAAAAACAAGCGATGCTACTTATTCAACTTATTTCTCATCAGCGGGTTCTTTTCCAACAGGGACACAAGCCGGTATGTTTATTCATACATTAAACACAGCAAGCACACTTTATTCATATAATAATATTGGAGGAAGTGGAACAGCAATACCTATGAATTTTCAAGCAAGTGATTACACCTGGCAGGCAGGAGCATCAGGGGCATCGCCATCATTAA